TCTGCCCAACCTACTTGTTTGAGTGCAAAGATAGGTCCCGTTGGATTTGTTGTATGTAATCTTACTTCAAGTGAATGTTGGTACTTTAATCTCGCTATTGCTATGGCATCTGCAAATTCATCTTTCTTCTCATAATCGGTTATTGAAGTCGTACTTTTAAATCCAAGGTGAAGTGCTAGTCCTGCTAGTGTATATATTTGCACTTCTGTTTCTACTCCTGCTTTTTTTACTTTAACTATCGCACCATTTCCATCAAAATAATCATCAACCATTGCTTCTAATTGTGCTGGAGTCTCGTACTTTCTTTTCTTTAATTGTAATCCTCCATGCTTTAATTGTTTTTCCGTAGCTAATACTCTGACTTTCTCACCCTTAATTACCTGAACAGGGGCTACTTCGACTATCTTAGGATTTTTTCTTAAATTATCACGAAACTTCTTCTGCCTTGCTCTATTCTTCTTTTTTTTATCCAACTGAAACAATTCTTCCTCTTCTGGAGTACGATTTAGTTTTGGTCTGCCTAGTTTACTCATCTTCATTTTCATTAGGAACTTCAATCACCCATGCACCTGTTTTCCCTGCAAGTTTTCTTGAAATATGGTTGTCTGGAAGCATATTAGATATGCATCTTCTTTTTATTGTGCTACAAGATACATATTTACCTTGGAATTTGAAATGTTTGGAGTATTCTTTGGCTGTATATATCATATTTATTTTTTTACATCTGAATAAGTCTTGCGCGAAGATAGGTATAATAAATTATAAGAAGCAGTCTTTAATCGTATTTTTATAAAAATATACATTTTATCCAAAATAGTTATTAATCTAACTCTAAAAACAAAATGGAACAAAAAATCTTAGCATTTCTAAAGGGCAAACTTTTAGGAACTTCGGAAATGTACTTGACAGGGGTTGCAAATCATTACAGCAAAACCATCACAAAAGAAGAAGATATTGCAACTACACTAGATGATGGGGCAATTAATCTTTTAAAAGTAAACGCTAATTTACTTCAATCCGAAGGAGATAGGCGAGCTACTACTGCAACAGAAACCGCAGTTAGAAACTTCCAAGAAAAACATGGTCTTGATGAAAACGGAATAAAACTCGTTGATCCAACACCTCCAGAGCCAACTACAACTGATACTAATGTACCAGAATGGTTTAAATCTCATTCGGAGAAAACGGACAAAATCATTGAAGATTTAAGAAATACACTTAGCAAGAATGAGGAAGAAAAAATCTCAACAGCAATGTCTGAGAAAATAAAATCTCATCCAAAACTCAAGGGTATTCCTGCTGAATTTCTTGAAGGAAGGAGTTTGACTGCAAAAACCGAAGAAGAAGTAGAAGCACTTGCTTTAAGTATTGAAACTAACTATACCGCTTTTATACAAAAGCAAGTAGAAGATGGTTTAGTAATTGAAATTCCAAGAACATCTGATGCTGAATTAGGTGATGTTGCGAAAAGAGAAGGAGAAAATGCTGCTAAGAATAGAAATGGATTGGCCGATGGAAATACTGGGCCAAAAGCAAAAGAAATTTAATTTAAACTAAAAAATCATGCAAATAGTTGAAAATTCAATTCCAGGAAAAAAGATAATCTTTGAGAGTATTCTCGATGAGGTTCCTGGTGGAGTTTCACTAAAGGTAACATTGCTTGACAACTTAACGCATAATGCGAATGTTGACAAACGCTTTTTACCTGCTGGAACACCAATCTATGTTGACTTGACTGAAAGAACGGCAGATGTCGCCAAGTCGTCAACAGCCTTAACAGGCAGTACAGCACAAGCAATCAAGGTTGCTAAAAATAACCATTGGAAGGTTGCTGACATCTTTAATGATGGAGTTACAAGTGCTACCATTGATAGTATTACTACTTCTGAAGATACTTATGACACAATCAATGTCGATGCTGCATTAGTTTATGCACTCGGTACTGAATACGGACAAGGTTCTGTAACTGGAACTTCTACCGCACTCAAATATTCTCCAAACGCACTTACTAAAAGTGAGGCTTGGATATATGACGGAAATGCCGATGTTGGCGCAGTCGTTATGGGTCGTGTACGTGAGGATGCTTTAACATTCCCAATTAATGCCTTATATCTTGCTACTTTGCAAACTGGCGGAACTTTAATCACACTTGTTTAAACTATAAATTATGAAGACACAAATAATCGAAGGTTTAACTCAAGAGAAGTATGAATCTTATTTGACAGCTAGGCAGTATGACGAATTATACTGGCCCGCATTCTTTCCAATTAAGAATGTAAATACCTTAAGTGGTAAAACCCTAATCGGAGCAAAAGGTAGCAGAATTGCCGCAATGGTAATCTCTTACAATGTAAAGTCTCCAAAATTAAGTCGAAAGTCTTTAGAAACTAGAGTATTTGATATTCCTAAAGTTTCTATCAAAAGAGAAATGGATGAAAATGACATCTTAGAGCAACGGATTACCAGATTTGCTCAAGGTAATAACGCCGTTCTTGACGATTATTATAACGACTTCGATGCCGTTGTTGATGGTTGTAATGCAAGAATGGAATGGTTCGCTCTTCAAGCTCTTTCCACTACTTATATTCAGTTGACTAAAACCAATAACCCATTGGGTATTGTGAATGAAACTGTAATTGACTTCGGAATGGACGCTGCAAACAAAAAGACTGTTTCAGTCGTTTGGAGTGCCGGAAATGTAGCAACTATGGACCCAATGGCAGATTTCAAAGCTGTTGTAAAAGCCGCTAGAACAAAAGGTCTTAAGTTTAGTAAGATGTTGATGGATGCTGATGCATTTGATCTTATGACTGCTGCTACTTTATTCAAAGCATATTTTTTGAATACAGCTCTTTCTGTAACTGCGTTGATTGATTTAAAAACCATCAATTCACTTCTTAAATCATACAATCTTCCCGAAATTGTTATCATTGAAACTTCTATTGGAATTGAAGGTAAAACAGGTAGTGCTACTGCAACTAACCCTTGGAGTACATCACACATTTTATTCGTTCCAGAAGTTAAGCAAGGTAATATGTTCAATGGCCCAATAGCAGAGGAATTAGAAAAGCCTATGGATGTTATGCAAGCCAAGAATAACAATGTTCTCGTTTCTGTGAAGAAAGATTGGGACCCAGTTAATGTCACAACTAAGGGTGAATGTAATGTTTTCCCATCATGGCCTAATGTGAACAATTGTTACAACTTGTACACGTTGAATGCATCAACTTGGGCATAATGACTAATCTGGAAGCCATAAAAGCAAAGATAAGTTACACTCTATCTGATAATTCCTACGAACTGGCATTATTAGATAGAGGATTAACTTCTTCTGATGTATATGCAATTTCTAACAAACGTGCAATTGATCTAGCGCAAGCTGATTTGATTTATATCCTATGTACAACACCACACAAACAAGAAGGTGGATATTCTGTTTCAATAACTGACAGATATGCTCTTTTAAAAGTGGCTGATGGTATTTATCAAAGATATGGTGTTTCTGGAAAGACTGCAAAATTTGTTCAGAAATGGTAGAATATCCTGACAGTATAGTAATAACTGTGAAAGCAGCGGCTACACAAGTAAATGGGGATTGGGTAAGCGGAAGCGATACCGATTATACATTTGATTGTCGGATAGAACCAAATGGAGAAGGTAATAAGATTGCCGGAGCAGATGGAGCATTGATAGATTTTGATTTTATGTGCTATATGCCACAAACAACAACAATAATAACAAGCGGATCAGCATTTGTAGTTACGAGCTTAAACAACGGAACTATTACAGGAGACGTTAAACGAGCATCAAATGGACAGTTAAATTCAAGGTTATGGCTCTAATATCTCATTTTAAACCAAGTACTGCAATTAAGGAGTTAAAACTTAAGCAGGAATTGGAATATATGAATTTAGTTTCAAGAATGAAGATTATAGCCGAGAAAGCCTATAATGATGCTAAACAACAGCCTCAAGGACATGAATTAGGATTTTATAATAATAGAACTAAAAAACTAAGAAAATCTATTGGAGTTTATATTTTTAGAGATGGACGAGTAATTTGGGCGAAAGAAGATAGTAATATCGCTGAAAATCGGGTAAACATCTTAAAAGAATACATCGTACCGAAAGGATTTACAGTAGTGATAATTGCAGGAAAACAGTACGCAGAAGACGTGGAGGGATTTAATTACAATGTACTTTCAGCACAAGGAGTCCGGATGAAAAAAGAAACAGATTTTACATTTCTAAAAATGAAACGAATTGGCTAATTATAAATTAACACCGGAAATCGTGGATATTGTATATGGACTCTTAAGTTCTATTACGGTTCCTAAATATAAGGCTTCTAGGCCATCATTGGCTAAGTTAGGTGAATTTTTAGTTATCGGTTCGCTCCCTATTGATGCAGATGTAATGCAATTCTGTTATGTGAATGTAAACTATTACGCAAAAGACATTGATGGAGGTACAAATATTGGGTTCGTCCCTGACCTAATAAAATTAAAAGCAGGGGCAAAACTTGTTCTTGATATTTTGGAAAAAGTTTCTACTACGGAATATTTAATTGATTTCGAGAAAGAGCAACTAATCCGAGATAGAGATGAAGAACATTTTATCAACTTAAGATTTAGTTTTAAATACATAAATTAAAAATATTTATTATGTCAAATTTAGTTTTCGCAGTAAAAACCGTTAAATACGGAACTCCAACAGGGTCGAATACGATGCCTGTAAGTGGAGATTTAACCGCACTTCCTGATACCGTAAAAGGTTCAATTGAAATCGAGGAGACCGAAGGTGCGACTCAAAAATTTAATGTAGATCAACGTGCTGATCCTGTTAAAATTCTTAAAACAGAAGAAAGCGAGTTGACTTCAAAAATGCAGTTCTACGACCTTACTTATGCTACAATTGCAGATATTAAAGGAGGAACAGCAGCAACAGGAAGTTATACACCTGCTACCGGATTCACCACAATAGAAAAAGCAATTCAGGTTACTACCGATTCAGGTCATGTTATTGATATGTACAATGCGTATGTTTCAGTACGATTAATGAATGGTGGTGGCAGAGATAAGTTGTTTTCTATGGAGATGATGGCTAATCCACAACTTTCAACTGACTTAGCTGGTTCATGGCAACTTCGTGACGAATAGGTCATGGAAGAAAAATTAGCTAAAGTAGTTTTTGGTAAGGCTGTTGATGGAGATAGATTTTGGATTAAATATTTTGGGATAAAAATTCCTTTAAGTATTAAACCGCTATCTCCAAACAAACTTATTGCTATGAGTGCTTATCTTTCTCGTATCGGTGATATAAAAGATGAAGGGCAGTCACAGTTCCATGCGGTAATTGAAAATGCATTTGATTTAAAATATATCTGTAAGGCGATTGTTATTGCAACAGGGTTTCCTATAAAATGGATTGCCTACAAAGCAATAACAAACGTTTCACTTGAAGATGTAGAGAAAATGTTTACGATTATCCAAAAGAATACAGACCCATCTTTTTTTTTGAATATTATGGGATCGGCCAGGAGGCTGAATCTGATGACGAAGAAGGAATAGGCGGAACGAGTGGTGGTGATTGTTTTCTTGGTCAACTTGCAAAGATGCGTGTTACACTAGGGCTAACTGATCGTGAGATTATGAATAGACCTTGGATAGTCACACAGATTGAAAGTGCTGACTTCCCTTGGTATAACTCAAAGAAAAAAGATAGAATTACTGTCAAAAAAAAGGATGATGCCCGATTAGACAAATACAGATAAAACATACCCAATGGCAGACATTAGATTTAGTACCTCAATTAATACGGCTGCTCTCGATGCCGGCATAGCCAAATCTACTGCAAAGGTAACTGCATATACAAGAAATGTAACTGCTCTTACTGGTGCTATGGACAATGCTTTTAAAGGTGTAGCACTTAGGCTCGTTTCTTATGGTGCAATATTCGCTGGTATTAATCTAATACGAG